GCAGTGAAATCAAAGCGATTTACTGCTTTACCATAGCCTGCAGGGGTGGCAAACACCCAGCCTTCGTTGCCGGGAACTTGTGCATCTAATTTGCCCAGCAGGTCCAGTTTCAAATCGTGTAACAATTCAAACAGCACAAAGGCAGCGGCCAGGGCGCCTTCGTTGGATGTAGGGCTACGCAGGTATTCTGTGATGTTGCGAAACTTCTGAGGAGTCTGTGTGCTTTTCAAATAGTCCATAAAGCCCGGCACTAGATCTGAAAAGTCTCCGGTGTAGGCAGGGTATTCAGGATTGATGCGTTTGTTGATATAGTCCACACACAACTTGGCTAGATCAGTGATCTTGGCTGCACGTAGTTCTGCAGGATTGAACAAGGTATCAATAGCAGGGCCCATCGAGCGCAAGAGACTCTTGATCTTTTTCACGTAGGGATTTTCAATAGCCACAGGCTTGGCATAAATGGGCTCAATCAACAGCAAACCAGGCACAGAGTTAAACTTGACTCTAGCAAGTGGTTGCTTGGGTGCGCCAGCATCCTCATACATGGTATGTACTGCTATGCCAACTTCACTGTCAGCAATTCGTGTGCCCAATGTGCTCTTTAGTGGAATACGATATTCCACTGTGTTGGGTTTGAATACTACATTGCCTGCTTCCACAGGAGGTGTGTCAGTATACAACAAATCGCCTTTGACATAGCCACGGAAGTTGTCAGGAGTTGCGGCCTCCAAATAAGGCCATAACTTTTGATACACTGGTAACAGTGTTTGAACTCTGTTGGCCACGTTGCCTTTGGCAGCGGCATTGGCATCACGTTGTGCCATGTTGCCAGCAATGGCTCGGGGACTAGTAAACAAACCATCATAGCCCACAGCCTCAAAGCCTGATCCATCTGTTAACACAAATTCACCTGTGTCTGGCTTGCGGCCAAATATCACAGCAGGCATGCCATCCCATTTGACTGAGGCAGTCCGGGGATTTTCTTTGAAATTGTCCACAATGGCCAGGGCTGTTTTGACACCGGCTGTGCCATTTCTAAATACATAATCTTCAAGATGTTCAATGCCCTTGGCCTTGCCACCTACAGGTGCGGCACTAGGGGCTGGTGCGGCTGCTTCTACTAGAGCATACATGCCTTGATTCACAATACGATCACGCAGACGTGCCAGGAAGTAAACGTCGCCGCTTTCTTCCAGTTGTGTGGGTTCCTTGAGACCTTCTTTGGCCAGGTACTCACGGAAGTCTTTGAGTTTGTTGTCACGATCTTTATCTCGAGCCAGGAACGAGTAAATGCTTTCTACGTTGCCCAGGTCTTCACGTGTGGCTTTGGGACCTAGAATGGCCTTGGCCACATAATCTGGGTCTTGACTCACAAGTTCATTTGTGGCACGGCTAAACATGCCATTGGCACCTATCTTGAGACCCAGTTGCTTGGCTATGCTACTCATTAGCACAGCACGGTGCATGCCTTTGTAGGCTGACGGAAATATTTGATTGTAGTAGAATGTACCCCAATCCAGGTTAGGAAAAAACATAAAGTCTGTTTGTACAAAGCCAAGATCAGGTCTACCTGTGATGGGAGTACGCAGGTGTACTTCGCCCGACTTCTTGACCCAGGTTCTGGGATCCTCGCCGTGACTTCTTGCCCAGGCTTCCAATTTGGTAGCCAATTGCTCTTTGGAAATTTTACTAGCATCCACTGCCAGATCCAAGTCGCCTGATGTGGGTGCTTTGCCTGTTGAACCTAACCAACGCTCACGTGGGAACTCAAGACCTGTCAGTTGTTCCAGCCAGGTTATGGTGCTGGGCACGTCTGTTTGATTGATGCGTTGTGTGAGTGGGTTTCCGTCAGCATCTTTGAATACGTTGCCACCTTCAAATAATTTCATTATACGTTAAATCCCAATGCTTTTAGAAAAAACAAAGTCTGTGGATCACTGGAACCTACCTTGGATAATTTACTAGTGATGGCCTCAATGGCTGTCAATGTTTGGGGTGACATCTGTGCTTGACTTAAGAGTATCTGTTGTGCTGCCTGTGGAGTTTGTGCAACCGCTTGTTGTCCGGCAGCAGGTTGTTGTCCGGCTTGAGCCGTGGCAGTTGCACCCGAAGTTGCAGTCAATCCTGTTGCGGCTGTTTGAATCAATTGGGTAAACAATTGCTTTTCGGTGGCAGCATCTAGTGTCTCGGCCAGTTGTTGATTTTCCTTGACAACCGGGGGTTTCTTTGCGGCAACTGTGGGTTGAATTTTTGGAACTTGCCCATATCCCGGTACATTGGTTTTGAGATTGCTGTAACCGGCTGGCGCTTGTCGAAAATTAGATGCTGTAGTTGTCTTTGCTGGTGTTACTGGCGCGGCTGGTTTGGCCGCAGGCGGAACTGTGGCACCCGGAGTGGTTTTTAGATTGCCTACATTGCTTGCATTGAATCCAGGTTGTGCTGTGGTTGGCTTGGCCGCAGGTGCTGTTTGGGTCGCTGGTTGCTGTGTTGTTGCTTGTTGTGCGGGTTGTGGTGCTTGTGCGGCCACTTTTGGTTCACTTAGTTTTGCAATTATGGCCAACAGTTGATCTTTGTTGGTAAAATTTGGAAGATACTGGCCCGATAATAAATTCTTTTCTACCCAGGCCTGTAAAGTCTGTTGATATCGACCATCTGTGCGATTCACAAATGCGGCTTTTTCTGCAGGATCAACTATGCTTTTTTCCAACTGAGTAGCAAATGTTGTCCAGGCTTTTTGGGCTTTGTCTGCCATGGCCGAGTATTTTTGTCCCATCTGTGCCTGCTGATAAGCAGTCTTGACTCCGCCAGTATAGTTGCCAACTGCCTGTCCAACACCCTTGACTGCTGCCACACCTGTTCCGAGTGCGCTGGCTATTCCGGTTCCAATACCTTCATCTAGTGTTTGTTTTTTTGTTAATTCATGAATCTGCATGGGTACGTCTCACTGTTCTTTCAAAACGGCCAGCATCTCTAGTGCGAATAGCATTGAGCAATTTACGTGTGAGATTTTCTGCTTGCTCAGGCGGAAAAGCGGCGTCAATTTGTTCCAGCAGATTGATAGCACTGGCTATCACATTACTAGCACGGCTCTCTATCACTAGATGGCGCTCACGCTCAACATACATTGAGTCTAATTCTTCTAACAAACTACGGGTGCGTTTTTGCATTTGAGTCAGTGACCTTTGAGTTATTTATTTGAATCTGACCCGCAGACATCATTACAAATAACCAGTCGGCCTGCTTCAAAGGTGGATGTTGACCAGGTTTTTTCAATAGAGTTGAACCAAGCAATACAGTGTTCTAGATCATGTTCAAGAGCATTGTTTTGTTGTACAAAATCTCGAAACTGTGCATTTGCCGCCTGATGATAATGCCCATGTCCATAAGTTTTTGGATTAAACCCTAAGAAACAACAAGGATACACATCACCGGTGCTGGAAATATAAATTGATTTTTGTTTTTTAACTTGACAGTTTATGTTTTTTGGAGTTCTACCCGGCACAATATCTTCTAGCAACACTTCATCTTGGGTGCGCGATTTCCATAGGCGATCAAAATCAACCACAACAGGATTGCCAATGGTATGACTCAGTTGTTTGTTCTTGTCAAAAACAGGTGCTTGATTTCTTCCATGATCCTCTAGTCTAAATGATTTAAATCCCATTTGTTGGCTAAGTTGTCGAGCAGTTGTGTGTTGATGTTGGTTATGATCAAATTTAATCATTTTCCACACAGCATTGCCACCTGCTGAAATAAAGATTTTGGCATTTTGTATCACAGTCGAATACAAAGTATTTTGCCTGTATAAACTGTGTGTGTCTTCTAGTCCATCAATACAGAAAATTACTTGGATTCCTAACTTGGCCAGAGTTGTCCAATATTTTCGATCCCTTGCACCTGCATTGGTACTCATTGATATTACTAAATCAGCAGAACAAGATCTAAAATATTCAACAATGTCCACAGTCTCTGGATTCATTACCGCATCACCAAAATTTCCATTGATGTATATTTCATCAAGTTGTTGCACAAAATCTGGGCGGAAAATTTGTTTGGCTTCAATCAGAGTCATGTTGTGTTCTACATACCCATCATTGAATTCATATCCATAAAAGTTTCTAGGACACAATGGACAGGCCGCATTGCACAAACTGGAAATTTCTAAATGTACATGACGGATATCGCTAAAACTGTACATTTTTAAGATTGTTTGATTTGCCCCAGCAACTGTTTGAGTTTGGCACTTTGTACATCTGCTGTGACCTTGGGCGCTTCTAGATCAAAGTCTTCTCGAGGTTTTGCTCGTTCCCAGGGTGGGTTACTGGACTCCCCCTCTTCTGTGGACTTGACCTGGCTCCGGGCCTTGATTGAATCCATAATGCTGGGTTTGGCACCGCCACGGAAGTTGTCTTTTTCGTCTCCACCTTCGTCTGTGATACGCATGGTTTCGATGTTGTATTCCAAATCAATCTTTTGTCCAACCCCTGTTGATGAGCGCGACTTCATACATTGTATCTGATACTTGCCACGTTCTTTCATGGCACGTGATGTAAAGATACCAAACACATTGTCCGCAGTATTGATCTTTGAAATACCACCTGAAATATGCGAGTGATCAAATTCTACTTCTTCCACCGCCGATCGATTCAACTGACTAGCAGTGACCATTAACACCGCTAGTTCTTTGGCCAAGTTGCGTAGTTCCTCACTCACATACTTGTCTTTCACAAACAAGTCATTGGGACTAACTTTTGCTGACACTGGCATCAGCAAATCCAAATAGTCAATCATCACAAAGTCTACCCGCTTGCCTGTTTGAATTTGATACTCTTTCAAATAAGCACGAATGTCATTGATGTTACTCTGTGCCGGCAAGCCCTTGACTTGATAGTTGCCGGACTTCTTGGCCACTAGTCGGACCTTGAGTTCAGTTGTGTCCATGTCACGACGGATGTCCTTGGTGCTCATGTTGGTCAACATAGCATCAGTTCTCAAACTAGTAAGTTCTTCTGACAGTTCTAGTGTGATATACACTCCACTCAAGCCTTGTTGTAGCCAGTTAAGGGCAATGTTCATCATCACAAGACTCTTGCCCGAACCTGATCCTCCGGCAAAGATGTTGAGTTCACCTCTGCTGAATCCACCATATAGCAGTCTGTCCAGTTGTGGCCAACCTGTGCTTACTTGTCCGCCCGAGTTGAAGTATTTTTCAATGCGAGCCCGAGGATCAGCAAAGTAATCCGTGCCCATGTCTTTGGTAAGTGATATCTGTACTGCATCCTTGATCAGTTTCTCAACAGGTTCAAACTCGCCTTTTTCCAACAAGTCTGCTGATTTTAAAATTGCACGTTCAAGTTCTTGACGTCGAGTGAATGCTTCGAACTCGCTCATGAACCAGTCAAAGTGACCTTCATTTAGATCTGGCACTGGTGCAAGTTTGACGCCTGTGGTTGCAGATATTTGTGACCTGTCGGGCATGGTCTTGTGTTTGTCTGAGTGTTCTTTGATGAACTCAGCCGCAGGTCTTAGACTCCGGTCAAAGTTCTGCGGATTGTAGATGTTTTGAACACGCACATAACTTGTTGCGTCTTCCAACATCATTTCTAGAAATAGTCTCTGGACATCAAGTCCGTATTCTTTTAACAAGTTGCTTTTTCCTTATTTCTATTTTGATCTTACTGGTTTCTCTTGCGGCCATAATAGTTAGTAAAGCGCCCAGTCTGCCCAGTTTTATCACAGCATC